ATTTATACTTTGCGGGGAAGGGAAGATCTTTCCGTCGGCAGTGCTTGACTGGCAAATCTATTCCGATCGATGAGCCAGTCAGAGCCCGGTACAAGGCGGTCATGAGCGCCGGTAAGAGTAGACCACTAGTAATCTATGATGAAAGTGTCGAAATACTAGCGCCTCTTCACAAGACGATTGAATCGGTCTTGATGAAGCAATCATGGAGACTTGTCGGACCACCGACGGAGAAGGTAATTTCATCTGCTTGTGTTTACCCTTGCCAAACCTCGGTAGATTTGGTGAGTGCCACAGACAACCTGTCGCTTGAAGTGACAGAGGCAATACTTGGGACTTTACTTCGTAAGTCCCGTATTCCAGGACCGGTATGTCTTCGGGCATTCCAGTCACTCCATCCTCTTATTGATTGTGGTGGAGAGGAGAAGGAAGTATTGCATGGGCAGATGATGGGGAGCTACCTCTCCTTTCCTTTGTTGTCCCTTCACTCGTATCTCGCCGCTCTGTGGGCGCTTGGCGGGAGAGAAGGGACTATCCTAGTAAACGGAGACGACACGCTCGTCTCGGCAAACGTTTACCTCGAAGCGTCTTCATACCCTAGCGGGTACAAGTTAAACGATCTGAAGACTATTCGCTCAGAAAATGTCGCCGAAATCAATTCAACAGCATTTCTGAAGGGAGCTAAGGGCAAGTGGCGTGAGATTCGTCACTTGAGGAGAGGTGGATTTCTTTCTGATTACCCTGGAATGATGCACGGCGCATCTGCTGTTCGGGGCTCGGTTGAGTGGACGAATGCGTTTATTCGCTCACGAATCGGAAAGAAGTGGGGGTTCTTGCCTTCCCAGCTTGGGTTACATCCCAAGTCCTTTCCTGCTCACGAGCGGGAAAGGTCAATGTCGAACAGGCTCTTCACCTGTCTTCCGGTGCCGCCCACGCAGGCATCGACATTGCTTTTAGCTGTCCGGAGGCAGCTGGATCCCGACGAAACCACAGCTATGTTCCTTCACCAATGGGAGCACGGTCGGGAGGGGGGCAAGAAGAGAGACGTATTCAAGCCAACGGTTGGCGGGGTACGTCGGACCTACGCGTACAGACTTGTAAAGGTCTGGAGACAGCTTTCTTATCTTGGGAAGCTGAGGGCTTTGAAGGTGCCCGCGCGTAGGAAGGAGGAAGAACTGC